TTCATGCCGGGCAGCAACTCGGCAACCGGCAGGCCACCCCACAGCGGTTTGGTTTCGGTGGCGGCAACGGTGCCGGACGCCAGATTAAAGCGGTTTGCCGGATCATCCAGAGCAACGCCCTGAATGAAGCCATCAGACTGCACACCGAAGGAACCAGCGGCATTCGTGGTCGCCATCGGGTTAAGAGATAAATTAGCCATGCTTCAGAGCTCCCGTTAAGCCTGGTTGTTAAAACTGGTGACCTGACGCTTGCCAGACTGGAACGGCGCCCAGGTGACGGCGGGATCGCCTTCAAAGGTGCTGATCTGGCGGCCGGTAGCATCGGCGCGCTTAATCTCGCGCAACATGCCCGGGCCAACTGACAGGCTGGCCGCCTTCTGCGCATCAGCGTAGATATGCTTCTCGGCAGTGCTCAGCAGTTGAGAATCAGCGATGGCAGAGAGATCGACGGCTTTGTAGTCCGGCGAATGCTCCTGCAGTTGAATCATCAGGCGGCGGCGATACGCCATCGGTTTTTCACCGGACAGCGGGATCGGGGCGCGCTTGCCAAAGCTGGAGAAGACGCTATCGGCTTTCACCTGCGCTTCAGCAACTTCGTTGCGCTCTTCGTCGCTCAGTTCGGTAGGAATTCGGGAGCGAAGCTCAGCAATTTCCTGGCGGAGTTGAGAGTCGGCTTTTTCTTTTGCCATTTTCTCAGCCGCTTCAGCATCTGCTTTTTCTTTGGCTTCGGCGTCAGCTTTTTCCTTCGCGGCTTTTTCTTCCGCGTCGGCTTTGGCTTTTGCCTCTTCCGCTTCTTTTGCCTCAGCATCAGCCTTTTCTTTTTTGGCTGCTTCTTCGGCATCAGCTTTGGCTTTCAGGTCTGCTGCTTCTGAATCAGCCTTAGCCAAACGTGCATCGATCGCCTTATTAATCAGCGCTACGATTTTTTCCTCGTCCATCTTTTCAGCCTCTTTGGGAATGGAATCAGATTTAACACCGGTGGGGTTAAGGAGCTTGTCCCATACACCCTGTTCACAAATTGCAACGTGGTCGAGCAGCTCGGGGGATGGCTCCACCAGTAGAGGCTGACCGTCGACAATGATTGATTGAGCAACCTCGGAGAACTTCACAGTTGGCGAGGTGCTTAATTGCCTTGTTGCCATAATTTCAGCAGCTTCGGCGTCGTACACACGCGCAACGGCCCACACCTCGCCCTTATCGGCAACCCAGGCATTTGTCAGGGTGCCAATAACGCGCTTTGAGAACTCGTCGCTATCAAGTGTTCTTTTTTCGGGGTGAAGCCAGATAAGTGGTACGCCAGCTACCCGCTGGAGAAATTCAGGTGTGAGATAGTCGTCCGGGTTACGGAACGTCATCTCCTGATCTGCAGATCGCCAGGTAACTCCCGTTCCAGTCACCCTGATGGCGAACATCCACATGTTGTAAAAATATTGCGGGCTGCTGAGCGTTCCGTCAGCGATGAGCGCGGCCACGTCGGTTTCATTGAGCGCCTGCTGCGCCAGCATTTCAGCGAATGGCTGATGAAGCGGCTTTGGCAGATCGTCAATATGGAACCATCCGGCGGCCAGCGATTCGTCGTTTATCTTCGCTTCGAACTGCTCCGGCACGTCGGCGCGGTAGGTCAGGTAGTCACCATATACGCTGTGCGGCGTCAGCGGACCATCATACTGATAGCCTGTTTCCTCCAGCACCTCGCGCCGTGCGGCGTCTATGGCTAGCTCTCCCGGCTCTATCGTCCCGCCCGGCTGGCACCATGTGCCATCATCCGAGCGCTGGATCAGGAAGACGAACTTACCCTGACGGAACATTATCCCGCTGCCAAAAATAGCCACGTTTTAACGCTCCTATGCTGCTTTCTTCATCGACTCCATGAACTTCTGCCCCTTCTGGGTCAGCATGTATTCTGGAATGCTTCGGATGTTGTAGATGTAGGTCACGTAGCACTGGCAAAAAACCTCTTCGCCAGGCTGAGTGATTTCATCGAGGTAACCGGCTGGACCGGCTTTTACGTACCCGTTTTTTTGCGCCCAGTTCCCGCGAATCAGGTAATACAGCTGATCGCGTTCCTTGTGGTCCTCGCGGAAGTCATATCCCGGCCGCCGCCAGTGGCTGTGCCATATCGCTGCAATCGCGTTATTGCTCGTTGCGATAACGTTGTCGATATTGGCTATCAGCTTATGGTTCTGGTCGATCATCACCCGACGCGCTTCATAGTCCACCTTCTCGGCGGCCTTCTTAATGTGGTCAGCCGTTTCCCGCATCGTTCCCTGGATGCCAGTCAGCGCAATGCTGTCGGCAGAAGGAATGCTGCTTGCCCAGCCGCTAAAACGCGACAGTGTGGTGTCGATGGCTTTTTTGCGATTCAGCTTTATCAGGTCAGCGCTGGCCAGGATGCGGCGATCAAGTTCGCTGCGTAGCTTCGGCTCCATGTAATTCAGCGTGAAGCGTGAAAGCCCCTTGTGGCGCTCCAGCGCTCCAGCCTTGCTCACCTGCAGGTCATAGGACTTACGTAACCGATCCGACACCATGCTCATGTAGTCGTCATCAGTTTCGCTTTCGGCCGCCTGCCGGATAATGGCCTGCCATTGCTCCAATTCCTGTCGCGAGGTGTAGCCATTGCGCAGAAAGAACTTCACCGCCTCGCGTACGGTGCGCGTGAAAGTCTTCATAGCATCATCCCGCCGCCGGGATCATCACCCTGCGGCTGCTGAGGTCGGTTAGCCTTTAGCGACTCGATATCAAGATCAAGTCGTTGAGGGAAAAGGCTTTCGTTGGCGTTCGCGTTGGTTTGCGCCCACTCGATAAGCAGAGCGCGGTTCTCATCATCCGTGTTGACTTGGGGAAGCAGCACTTCCAGCATGCTGACGATCGCCTTAAAGCGGATTTCGTCGACCTTCACTTTTTCGCTTTCCGGCTCTTTCAGAGATGACGGCCAGCGATATTCGAAGTTGTTAATCCACGAGGCGAAGTACAGGCTGTAGGTGTTTTTCAGCTCCGGGAAATCTGCACGCAGAGACTGGAAAAAATCAATGCTCCAGGCGCGGTACTGGCACACGCGGATGAAGAACGCATAAAGCTGGTCCATCCACTCGCGGATGTTGTCGATGTACACAGCCACTGCTCGGGCATCTTCAGTGCCCTCACCAAAACCCTGGGCGAACGTCTCAGAGTTGAGAATAATCGCCGGCATGTCAGCGGCTGCGGCCACGTTCTCCAGGATGTGCTTACGCGCAGAATCGAGAGGCTTTTCAAGGTTACTCAGATCGATTGACTCGATGTTGTCGCTGTCGCCGATCTGCAGGACTTCTCCCGTCTTCCCGCGCTTCAGCATCATGCGCTTAATACCACTGAGCTTCAGCATCATGTTGTTGACGACGGAGCTTGGACCCTTAATTTTCGTCACAAGCAGGCCACCTTTCACCGCTACCATATCGTCAGTGCGCATGGTCTGGATGAAGGATTTCAGCGGAAACAGTGCGCGCTGGTATACGCTGCGACCGGTAAAGCCAAAGGCCGCAGAGTTATAGGCCAGATAAATCGGGTCCTCGTTCTGCTGAACTACACAGCGGGATTTGTGATAAGGCTTGCCCGCTACCCTGATCCCCTCGACCTTCTGGAAGTCCTTCGAGTTCGGGTCCTGATTCAGAACGATGCTCCCCGCGGTGTTCAGCGGGTCGAGAATGTTGAATGTCACGTTGTGCTTATACAGCGTGCGGTAGTCAACCGCCAAGGATGGCTCCTGGTTATCAACCAGCATTGCGATCGCCGAAACGCCATAAATGCGCGAGATGCGCGCCGCATTAGCGATATGCTTATCTGCACCCAGCGCTTTCCATTCCCGCTCAAAGGCATCGCGGAGGCGCTGCTCAATACCATACGCCTGCGAAACGTGAACGGTGCGCGACTCATTCATCGCCATCTTGATAGGGCGATCCACCATTTTCCCGCCAAGCGGGTGGAAGAGGTAAATCGTTTTGCAGGTCTCATAGCCAGCCGTGGAACCAGGCTGGATGTCGTCGCTGTCCAGCAATGCCATCAACTCTGAGTGAGAGCAGCTGCCGATTTCGAAATCATCTTCGTTCATTGGTTCTCTCGTCAGATTGCGTCGCCGCTACCGAACGCGATGATCAGCCCGTAGGTGTAATCATCCAGCAAATCGTCGGCGCGCTTGTGCGCGTTCTTATCGGCAAGGTGGAATCGTGATACCTGCTTATGCAGATGGTTTGCTGTTTCGCCCTTGAAAACGGCCGTCTTCTCGTAGGCGTATCGGGATATTTTCGCCAGCCCGCGGTAGTGATAACCGGAGGCCATAATGGCGCGCTCGTCCTTCCCTTTGCTGGTCAGGGCGGATTCAATTTTGTTGACCGGCCATCCCAGGCTTTCGCCTTTCTGCAGGAGGATGCTGCCCATGCTGGCGTCCTCAATGAACACGCCGAGGCTACCGTTTACAGCAACGCACTGACCGGACAACTCATTCAGCCGGGCGAAAACGGACGGAATCCACTCTTCCAGCAGCGCGCCGTCGATCTGCACCACATCCCAGTCGAGAATGGTCAGCCGCTGAAGTCCGGGCCGGGTGTCGACGGCGTAGTAAACCACCGCCGTGCCGTCGTGCTCAGTACCGCCCTTAACGGCAGTATCCATGACTGCGAATACCGCCTGGCACATCTCAGGGTAATCGACAGGCTGATCCTGGTTTTCACCCTCGAACCATTTGCGGACGTCGAACAGCGACGCAGCGGACCAGTCGACGAACTCGGCCAGGAACTCCTGCCGGAAAACGCGAGGGTCGTTGTTCTGTCGCTCTTTCTCCAGCTCCTCGGGAGGAACGAAGGGGTTAGACGATGTCGGCGCGTGATGCTCATGGAAGCCGAGGTCTTTGTTATGGCAGATGGCATAGAAGAAGTTCTCTTCGTCCACACCGTCAGGCGTTGAGAATACGTAAGCCCGGCCCTTTGTCGTCAGCAGCGTCGGCTTAATCGACTTCGGCCAGATTTCCTTCAGCATTTCAGGCGACTTAGTGAACGCCGCCTCATCGATCAGGATAATTTCGTACTCACGACCACGACCGGCCAGTTTGTTGTCGTTGGTGACCCAGAAATCAATCTTCCCGCCGTTCTTCAGCAGCAGGCGCTTTTCCTGCCGGCTGAAGCTCTTTTTCAACGGCAGCAGAATTTCTTCCAGCTTGTCGTAAATCTCCTGGTACTGCCGGTATTCAGCGGTAAAGATTCCGACCCGGCCGCCGAGAGAAATATCCATGCCCGGGCGCCGGAACTGCGACGTTGCGTAGGTCACCGCAGCGCTCGACAGCATGAAGGTTTTCCCCCAGCGTCGACCACAGCGAACCGCATTCAGCTGGTGATCCCAGGAGTCAGACCAGACCGTTAACTGTCCGTTGTGCAGCGTGGGCAGGTAAATGTCGGCCATGATTTATCTTCCAGGGATTGGCAGCGAGTTATGCACGACGATCGCGTTATCCTTGTCGCCGTCTTTCAGTACATCGATTTCGAGCTCAACCTTTTCGGTCGCAGCTTCGCGGTAAGCGGCATCAACGCGCTGCTTGATAATCGCCGCCTTGGTGTACTCCAGCGACTCAATGCGCGCAGTGTTGCGATGCATAGCCTTCTGCGCCTGAGAGATAAGGTCGTGAAGATCTTTGGCCTGCTCGCTGCCGGCTGTCTCCAGCTCCGTCTGCCAGCGCCCGATATTCTCCGCCGCTGTCAGGCTCGCCGCGCGCAGCCAGAAAAGCTCATCGTCGAGCGTGAGCATCTGGGCATCTTCGGTGATAGCGTCAGAGAGCAGCATCCGGCGGCCGTAGCCACCATGCTTTAATGCATTCTGGTTGCCGGGCTGGAAAGCATTCGTCGGCGGTGCGGTGCGTGATCCGCGTATCGGTTTCGTTTCTGGAGATTTTGAGCAGGTGCCTGTGTCGGGGGAGGATTTTTTCACCTTCCCGTTTTTATTGACCCCGCCTTTCTCCTTCTGCGAATTCGCAGATTTATTCGCACTTTTTTTTTGCGAATTCGCACCGTAAGTCGTTACTTTGATATAGCGTTTCGCAGATGAGTAATTCAGTCCCTGCGCTGCGCACCAGTCTTTCGGGGATATTCCTGTTTTGGCATGCTCGGCGAGGAACTGGTGTTGCAGTGCTCCCCAGTCCGGTTTTGCCATAGTCCTTACCTCGTTGTGACATTATCGAGCCACCTCTTGAAGTGGCTCTGTAATGCCTTACTTCAGGCACTGCGTGGTGATGTACTCCTGCAGAGCCTTCAAGGATGTTTGGTCGCTGACGATTCCGGACCGGATACCGAGAACGTTTCGTCCAGCAACTGCAGAGAGTTCGACGGTGGCATCATCGCCCATGCTGGCGGGGCTGGCGGTTTGGGTTGCGGCTGACACTGGACACTTGCCTTTGACGAGCACCCGACCACCATTATCAAGCTTACGCTGCAGAGCATCATTTTCAGCTTTTGCATCGGCTAATTCCTTCGTGTATTTGGCATCGAGCGCTGCGACGTCTCGCTGGCGGGTCTGCATGTCAGCGATAGTGTCTTTCGCCAGGCTGAGCTGCTCAGTCACTTTATCGCGCTGCCTTTCGAACTCGGTGGCGTTGTCGTGGTAGTAGCTGGCCAGCCAGCCGAGGCTGACTATCAGGCAAATCACTACGGCGGTGATAATGGCGGTTAATCGGCTCATTTCTGCCCCCAAAGACAAACTTCGCGCTCAATCTCGCGGCGAGTTACCAGGCCTTTCCACTGCTTTCCTTTGGCATAAGTCCAGCGGCGCAACTGGTCGCACGCACCTTTCTGGTCGCCCTGGTTGATTTTGCGCAGCAGAGTGGAGGTCTGGAAGTTTCCGGCGCCAACGTTATAGGCGAACGAGTACAGAGCCCCGCGCATTGTTTCGGGGATCGGCTTCTGGATGTACGGGTTAATCTGGCGAGCGACGGTGTTCAGGTCTTTACTGAGCAGAGCGCGGCATTCATCCTCGGTGTACTTCTTGCTGAGCATGATGTCTTTGCCAGTGTGGCCATAACAGACAGTCCAGACGCCTACCACATCCTGATAGGGGTCGTATCGCACACCTTCAAGACCATCGTTACCGGTCGGGCCGGTGATAAGCGCTGAAGCAATGGCTATGGCGCCACCACCGCCGGCGATCACGCCAATCAGTTTATTCCTCATTGATGGCGTCATGCTCACCCCTGTGTATCACTTGCG